CTCCGCCTGATACAGTTGCAAAAGATAAATTATTTGAACCATCAGTAACTAAAACTTGGTTAGCTGTTCCTGATGTTGTTGGTAAGTTTAATGTAAATGATGTTCCAACAGTAGTTGAAGATCTTAAACCTACATATTCTCCACCTGCTGCATCTTGGAATCTTACTTCAGATCTTGTTAAAAAATTAGCTGTGCTTGAAAATGTTGCATTTACAGTTGTAGAGTTAGTTGCTGTAAAATTAGTTACTGTTAAATTTAATGCAGTTGCTGTTGTTCCATCAAATGTAAAATTAGTAGATCCTGCAAAAGATCCTGAAGAGTTATATTGAACTGCATTTGTAGTTCCTCCTGGAGCACCTGCTGGTACTGCTGTTAATACAGAAGTTGCAGTTGGATTTACAACAACAATATTTTTAGATCCTGTTCCAATAGATACAGTTGTAGAACCTCCAGAAGAGATTACTGCTGTAGCTCCTGAATTGTTTATAATAATATAATCTTTTTCAATGTTAGGAACTGTAATTGTAATAGTTGTTGCAGATAATGAACCCGATAAAATAATTGTTTTATTTCTTCCTGATTCATCAGTAAATGTTGTTGAAGATGAGTTTGTTGTAAAAGCTAAAGTTGTAGAACCTGTAACTGTAAGTAGATAAACACCAGAAATAGCGTTATCAATATCTTGTAAGTTTACATTTGTAATGGCACCCCATGTTCCAGAGTTTTCGCCAGTTGCTTGTAAGTTTAATCCTAAATTACTAAATGTACTTGCCATATTATATTCTCCTTATCACTTTTTTAAGGTTTTGTCATCAAGGTAATTGTACCCATGTTTGACCAGTTGTAACATTAACAGTACTCCAAGTTTGGCTTGTAGTAGCATTAATAGTACTCCAAGTTTGACTAGTTGTAGCGTTTACCGTACTCCAAGTTTGATTTGGATTAGGTGTAATTGCAGACCAATTTTGACCTGTTGTTGGATCTATTATAGACCAAGCATATACAATAGGATTTCCAGCACTTAAAGTCAATCCATTTCCTGTAGGAATTACAATATTGCTACTAATAATAGATAAATTACCAACACCTAAATTTACTTGATTTCCAGTTACAGGTATTCCTATTCCAATTCCAACAGTTCCAGCATTTACAGTTACAGAATTTCCAGTAGCTGCAAGAACGTTATTAGTTACTAAAGTAGGTATTCCTGTTTGAGTAGAAACTTGACTTCCAACTACTTCATATTTAACTTGAGTATTTATAGTAGGTGTTCCTGTAGAAACAATTACACTTGATCCTGTAGCAGTAACTCCTAAACCTAAATTAATTGTAGGTGTTCCTGTAGATACAGTTACACTTGATCCAACTGTTGTAACATAAATTCCAGAAGAAGTTGTAACACTTCCTGTAGATAAATTAATTTGATTACCTGTTACATCAACATAATTCTTACCAACAATAGTTGGAGTACCAACAGATACAGTTACACTTGATCCTGTTACATTTATAATAGTTGGTAAATTAATAACAACTTGACCTGTTGCAACTTGAAGACCGTTACCTGTAGTAACTATATTTTGATCTAATTTAAATGTAACTGTTCCAGTAGATGATGTTAATTCATTACCAACAACAGATTCTGTAAATGAATTAGCTTTTACACTTGGGTTTTGAACTAAAAATTCTAATAAATTGGTAGATGCAGTTATATTCTGTTGTGTAGATATTGTTGCATTATTGACTGTTAAAGTTAATTGTTCACCTGTTAAAGTTGCAACTGCTTTACCTGCAATTTGTAATGTTCCTGTAGATATTCCAAGAGAAGCTGAAGATAATACAACATTAGCTGTAGCTATAATTGCCACATCTCCAATAGTAATTGTATTTTGATTTCCTGTTACATTTATATTTTGATTAGTTACAAAATTTAAAGTTCCAGTAGCTAAAGAAAGAGCATTACCAGAAACTGTAACAGTATTATTAGTAATTAAATTTAAAGTTCCTGTTTGAACTGTAACTGAAGTTCCTGTTGGTACAACATTTGCTGATGCAATAATAACTACAGGAGCAACTGCGCCACCCCATGTGTCAATACCCCAAGCATCATAACCCCAAGGTTGAGTTTCAGGAGCATTTATATTTAATTGTAAATTTGGATCAGGAGTAATGGCACTATAAGGACCTGTTCCCCAAGTAGATGCATCCCAAGTTGGTTGGAAAGTTCCACCGACACAAACATTTACATCAGTGGCAATACCACCCCAGTTAATTGCATCCCAAGTATATTGACCCCAGTAAGTATTTGTAGCCATAAATGTCCTATGGCAAAATTACTAAGAGATTCTTAGAACCGCGCTTGTTGAGTTAGCTGTTGGGAACTGAATAGTAAAGTCGCCGTTAGTTGAAGTTTTGCTACCACCAAAATCTAAAACAACAACTGCTTTATTAGTTTGAGTGCTGTTATAAATTAAACAGCAAGAAGCTGTTAATGTTGCTGTAGAAAAAGTTGCATTATTAAAACTAACAAAAGAAATATTTTGAGCAACAGTTACTGTAGAGTTAACTAAAGTAGTTCCGCTTGCAGAATATCCAGTACCACTTGCTTCGTTTGTTGTAATGTAATTTGTTGTGCTAGCAGAAAAACCAGTCACAGTTGTATAAAGTGCTAATTTAAAAGTGTTACCTGCACTTGTTGAAAAATTATGTGTTGCTAAGAACAGTTCTTGTTTAAAACTATCTGGTACTATATTTGCCATATTAACTCCTTGTTATTTGCCTGGTGTATTCAACGGTAATCTTAGTTCACCGTCTTTATACTCATCTCTTCTTCTTAAACCTAATTGCTCATCAGCAAACGTTCTTACAGCTTGTTGATAAGATTGTTCGTAAACTTGTATCATATCTGCAGGACCTTTCAAGTATTTATATGTCTCTGTTAAAGAGCAATATAATAAGGCATCCTGTGCATACGTAGAAATATAACTTGTACTAGTAGTGCTTGATGTAATAGTAACAGGTTGTTGTAAATATGCAATATTTATTGCATAAGATGTGTTTGGAACAGGGACAACGAACCAAGTTGTAGCATTAAAATTAGCCCAATATTTAGGTTCTCCTCTTAAAGTAGTAGAAGTTGGATTATCAATATATTCTGCTAAAAAAGAACTATCTTTTTGCAAAAGATTAGAAACATTACCGCTAGAATCTATCATTTCAACATATCTAATATTTCTAAGCCCTGATGGAACAGATATAGTTGAAGTTCCTGCAACAGTTACTGCTGAAGCATAAACTTTAAATGCATCAATAGCTGTTTCTCTATACATTCTATTTTCTGCATTTTGTACAATAATAGCAACTGTTGAATCTGATAATCCAGTATCAGATAGTTCTGAATAATTTCTAATTTGGTCTCTTAGTTCTCCGTAATTCATATTTATATTGTTTGTGCTGTTACATTTCCTCCGCCTATAACTCCATTAATTGTAGCAGTTCCGGAGTAAGCGTTAAAATTATAATTATTTATATTAACTACATTAATAATATATCCTGTAGAAGTTGCAAGTACATCTGTAGTAAATCCAGATGCCGTATTAAAATTATTTAAAGCATTAACATTGGAAAATACAACTGTATTACCAGTTACTCTTCCATGATTAGCTTCATTAACTCTAATTGTAGAGCTTCCAATAGAAATAACAAATGGGTTTTCTACAAGTGCCACGGCCGATGGACCAATAGATACATTTCTACCACCAAAATAACCAGAAGCATTTGCAGTATTAGATAAATTAATACTATAAGTATCTGAACTAACAGAAGTTAATGTATAACCAATTGTTGTAGTTAAAACTGGAATAGAAAAACCATTTCCCGCTAGAGAACCTGTTATAATAATTGAATTTCCAATTTTATTTCCATGACCTGGATCATTTATTAATACAGTTGAGCTTCCAGAAGTTGAATAAAAAGGATTATAAGCTAATTTAACAATAACTGCTGGCTCAACTCTATCTGGTCTTGCATTTTGTAAACCTTGGGGGTCATTTCCAGGAAGTTTTGGTTCTAATTGCGGATGTTTAGGTTCATATTCTGAGATATGTACAAAAGATCCATTCCATTCTGTAACCATTTCAGCATAAGGAAATCTTTGTCCTGATCTATCTGATACGGCATAAGCTTTTTTACCTGTTGCATAACTAGTCATTACAATCCATCTCCAAAATATGCTTTAGGTGATACAAATAATGAAGTTCTTTGTCCATCTTCAGTTAAAGCTCTTTGCATTTCATCTTCATAAAACATTCTTAATTGTTCCGTTCTATCTGGTCTATGTTTTATAGATAAATAATAAGCAAGTCCTGAAGTTAATGCTGGTAAAAATCTAAAAACTACATCTGGAGTATTAGTATAAGTTCCAGCATCTTCAATTCTTGCTAAATAATAAAATAAAAGTTCATAACTAGTTGGATTTGCTGAATTAGAATAATTAGAACCAGGTGTTTGATATAAAAATATACTAGGGTTATATGTTCTTTGAACATAATATTGAGAAGGAGTTCCTTGTGATAGTTTATTTGGTAGTGCTGCATAAGCAGATCTATCAATTTTAGATAAAGAAATATCTACGGGTGCAGTTGTAACTGTATTATTTCTAACATAAGCTTCTAAAACATCATTAATATTATTTGGAAAATAAGTAGTATCTGCTGCATAATTATATTCAGCTTGTCCCAATACTAAAGGAACAGTTGCAAGTTTAACTTTCCATAAATGCACACCTCTATTATCCCACTCTGATAATAAAAGATTTAATGATCTTCTTGCTGATCTTAAATGGTATCCACTTCTACTTCCATCAATACCAATTCTTTCATAAGCTTCTTGAAAAAGCTCATCTAAATCCAGATTGAATGAAGTAGTTCCGGATGTAGTCATTTTATTACTACTTGTCTATAAATAATATCGCACTTAAAGAAGATGAATTTCCTGTTACACCAATACCATCTACA